CACGCTGATGATAGCATTCCCCTATTAATGTATACCATGTACCTTACAGTGTCACCACCAAGGCTTTAAAATCTTACCATCGTCACCCCTCACACCACACTTAATTTCTGAGACATACCGTTGATTGATACCTAACAGCTCGCTTATATCCCGCTGCCTCATCCCTTCCTTAAGCAATGCCTTAACAGCCGCTATAGTCTTAGGAGTTACTACCCTATACCTCCTTCCTGCATTGTCCATATCCTTAACATTATCAGCATCTGTACCCACTGATAGGTGTTCAGGATTAATACAAGCCCTATTGTGGCAGGAATGACGCACAACCCTACCCTCAATATCCAGACCAGATAGACGAGCCACTGCCCTATGCCCGCTGCCTGCCTTACCCATGTCCACAAATCTAGAATATCCTGCCACAGTTAAACTACCCTGCCACACTAGACATTCCCCCTCCGGTTTAGTTCTTGACATAAAGAATGCCATATCCCTAACAACTGGTTTTCTCATACAATTCTCCATTAATGTATACAGTAATCATTTACTATACATTATAGAGTACCAAATAATTTAGGAATTAACAACCAAACTAGGGAATTAATCTCAAATTACTCGGTACTTGGCCGTGATGATAGCATACTATACTCGGTATACGCGAGAGATGGATCACCTCCTAGAGCTTAAGCCCCTTTAGTAAATCATGTATATACACTGCCTCCTACAGTGTACATAGTATGATGAACCAATGTTAAGCAGCTAGTATTACGCTGCCTCTTTAATAGCAAGTTGCTCCATTAGTAGTACTAAGTCAGCTAATGATACGCCACCTTCTAATACCGCGGACAATATAGCTCCACCTTCAATACCTTCTTGGTCGTCAGCTAGAGCCTTCTTAGTTAAGTCAGCTATTTTCTTAGCATATTCTTTAGCCTTAACAGGCGGCTTAACACCTTCCGCTTCGTACCAAGTCCACACTGTATTAGCTTCCACTTCTAAGAACAATGCACCCGCTTCAACCTTGTCAGCTAATTTCTTATCGCCCTTGATTTTCTTAGAGAATACACCCGCCGCTTGTTTGAATGGTAGGAATTCTTCAAAGAATTCTATTGCAGTGCGCTTATTAGCAGGAGTCAACACCTGCAATAGACGGTTTACGGTTGCTATATCGTTAGTGTCATCAATGACAATGTATTGAATCATATCCCGTGACAACTCACCTAGTACTGTACGTGTAACCTTTTCAGCACCTGCTAGAGCTTCGATTTTCTTGATTAGATCAGCTTGATTTAACATAATATTACCTTTTTAGTTTAGTTAGTTTACATTGTAGCCGAATGGCTATCCATATCCTACCTATTGCTAGGTAGTCAACGGATAAGCACTTGTCTTATCGTTTGGTATCTTATTTCCGCCGATACCACTTAAGTATTTTACGATACCTAATAGGCGGATTGTTGTCATAGGTTTTAAACGTATACTATATGCATTGCAGCTAGAATTAATGCACAATTCTACGGCAAACCATTCTCGACAACTCCAACAATTTTAAAGATCAAACCTAGTGTATACCTATTTAGTTTGTGCCGTTTATATCAGACGCACTTACCCCTGTCCTGTAAAGCATTAGTTTCAATTATACCAGACGCCTACCAATCTTAACCGAGAGATTTAAATACGGAATGCCTAGCATTAACCGTATTGTTACCCTATTCAAGCCAGTGTTTTGAGAATACACGCTTTAATAACATTCACCCACCAATAGGAGGATATACACTACATTTTTAAATAACAGGCAACCGCTAGGGTGTACCTTACTGGCCAAACTATCTGGCCAGAAACTCCACTATACAGACTTGAAACCATATAGCAACTCCTTTTTAAAACCTTTTTCGTCTCTACTATCTGGCTAGGCGGGCAACCTACCAGAGGACTAGCAACCTTTTAATTTGTATCCCGCTAGCAGGTGAAGCGGTAAGTCGCGTTGTTGCCTCGACTTGTTAACAAGTGTACAGACTATTTCATATTAGTACAATGTTTTAAATTCATATGTATAGCAATATGTATTCCTTTGAGGACTATTACTATTTACGTCTATGTATATAAGCAGGAGTGAATAGTGTCTGTACCTAACAGATATAGAGACAATAAGCAACAACTAATAGGTAATAAGAAGCATAGGTGATATAACCTATTAAGTATGTTAGTAGTCACTACTGCTACAGCCTTAGTTAGACTAAGGACGAACGATCGGTAGTAAAGTAATACCAAGGCATAGGGTAGGCATAAAATGGCTTAGAGAGCATTAGAGAGCGTTCTAGCACTATAGACTTATAACGTATAAGACATGCATTAAGTATAGCGTTATAGTATAGGCTATTGTCGTGCTATCTATTGACTATATACTTGAGGAGTGGTAGGGAATGACGACTTGAGGACAAATGCTATATAAATCAAGGGGTTAAGTGTGAAAGGTGATGTTGTGTAGGGGATATGAGGTAAATTCACATATAACACTGTTATGCATGAACATTATTCATTTGACTTTCAAGGCTACCTGTGCATATGGTCGAAAAGGGGGGCAGGGGTCTCCTTGAGTGTTGCATTGGACCTTAATAATTTCTACACAGAATATTGACAACTCGCCCCTCAGTCCTTAGGGGAGTCCTTGAGAGGTATGTCTATACGCCTCCGGCAATCTTCCTAGGACGTAAGGTATATGTCGGAGACGTTAGTAGTGATGTTATTGGCGACAGCCTATAACGAACGATCTATCCCCTAAAGAGACCTTTTATCAGTTTATTTTAACTATTTGTAAGATTTTGGTTGAGAATCCTGAAAAAATTTTATACTTATATATATAAGACATTATATAAGACATACGTAAGGGTGAGCTTGAACGAACGTTAGTTGGTTCAAGTGAACCTTACGGACTCCTTAGGAATCCCTAGGGACAGGATGAGACATAGGAATCTAGATGGCTAAGATAACGATAGATGACATATTAACACAGTTCGCTTCTAGCCAGTCGATTAACAGTCGATTCCAGCAGATAGAAGATGCCCTGAATGATAAGGTGTTGTACAGGAACAACCCCACCGGTGAACCTAACTACATGGTTAGTGACTTCGACATGGCAAACAATGATTTGCTTAATGGTGGGGATGTGTATGTCACAGACCTATACATTGGAGGAGTGAACTGGTCTGGTCTAGACCCAGCCACCATCCTTGCAGCAGAGGCAGCAGCGGTAGAGTCAGAAGCAAGTGCAGCAGCAGCTCTAGTAAGTGAGAACAATGCAGCAGCTTCGGAGACAGCAGCCGGTATCAGTGCAGACACGTCACTGACTCAAGCTCAGATAGCGGTAGCAGCAGTATCAACAATACCAATAGGCACGTTAGGGTTCTTGCCCTTCACAATAGCTTCAGGGGCTTCTAGCCCTATCAGTATACTAGAACCAGCCCCGGGTGTATACACACTGCCCTTCTTCAATGCGGCAGGTGCAGCTAAAGACATACCAATCTACGGGGTGTAAGAAAGCCCCCTTCTAACCTAAGAATCTAAACGAATTTAAAAGACAGGAATATATAATGGCAACAGTCATACCAACAAAGGCTCGGTTCTCAGGATTGGACGTAGTAGCTCTAGGTGAATTTGAATCAGGTGATGTCCTTCCGGTAGATGCGGTTGGTACTATTACTAGTGATTATACAGATAGTGGTTCAGCAGATGTCTATGTACTCACAAAAACGGCCACCACTCCCACCATCGCTTCATACGTAGAAGGTGCAGTTTATTCAGTAAAGGTAGCTAACACTAACACAGGCGCATCCACTGTTAACATAGATGGCTTAGGTGTTAAGAACATTAAGACTCCAGAGGGTACAGACCCTGCTGCTGGAGACATTGTTGATCGTGTTGACCTAGCGTATGACTCAGCTAATGACTGGCTAACTCTTCGTTCTTTTGCTACACAGGTATCCTTATCTACCCCACCTATCTCTTCTGGTAGCCGTAACCAAGTAATGAACCAGAACCCACTAAGCCAAGGCTTGTCTCAACGTGTCGGTATGTCTTCTACTTTGTACACTGGCAATGGCTCTACTCAGTCTATAGCGACTGGTGTTGATATGGACACAGGTGACTTTGGTGGTTTTGTTTGGATTAAAGACAGAACAGGCGCAAACTCAAATTACTTCTATGACACTGTTAGGGGTGCGGGTGAAGACCTTATCTCCAATTTATCCAACGTAGAAGCTACTCAAATTGCAAGGCTGTCAGCATTCAGTTCTACTGGTTTTGATCTAGGTAGTAACACAGGTACTAACACAAACACAAACAACCTTGTAGCATGGAGCTTCCAAACTACTGACAAGTTCACTGGTACGACTAACCGTAACAAAGCGTACACAGCACACTATAACGCTGAGATGGGCTTTAGTGTGGTAGGCTATCTTGGAGATGGCGTAGACGGACACGAAATCCCACACCACTTGGGTAGAACTCCTGAGCTTACAATCTTTAAGAATCGTGATTCGGTAGCTAGTTGGTTGGTTCAATCACCTATGTTCGATATAGATGAATACCTATACCTCGATCAAACAGCAGCTTTAGCCACCTACAGCCAATTTAGCACATTGTTTTCAGACACAACGACTAAGCTAGATATATCACAAGCGTACAACTTCGCTGAGAACTACGTGCAATACAACTTCGCCTCAGTTAAAGACGCTGACGGTGTTTACACAAGTCGAGTAGGCAAGTACATCGGCACAGCCGCCGCAGGGAATTACGTTGATTGTGGCTTTGGCGATAAGTCTGCGGGTTTTGTGATGGTTAAGGAACTGACTGGCACAGGCGATTGGATAGTATTTGACTCAGTAAGAACAGCAAACTACTATTTACTAGCTGACACTTCGGGCGCAGAGGCTACGACCGCAAACATAACGATTGACTATGTAGCTGGCGGTTTTGTTGTAGGCACTACTAATGGGGCGTATAACGGCTTAAACGATGAATACCTATTCCTAGCATTCGCTGACAACACTGGCACTACTGGCGAGACTGACTACGACTACCCAACTACTGACGACACTCTAACGATTGAGCAAGATACGCTTATCAGTTTCGCTGATGGCTTTAGCTCTACAGGTGAAACTAACGTACAGGAGAACGTAGCTGCTGCAACCACTATGACATTCGGTGCAGGCTTTGAAGATGCTAAGTATTACATCTACAAGGATGAAGGTGGCTCATACGGTACAACGCTATACAGACCGTTAGAAGACCAAGACTACTCAGGTGTTCAGACTCCTAATCAGATTGATAAGAACCTTAGAACTACAGCCAAGCATGTTGACTATGAGAGTAGTACCGGTGTTGTTAGTGCTAGTTCAGAGCAGTCTACTTATTACGCTTGGCAATCTTTTAATGGTACCAATGTAGGGTCTGCCGGAGCAGGGGCTAATAAGTGGTTATCTCTTTCAGGCAATACAACAGGTAGTCTCCAGTATAAGTATGCTGAAAAGCGGGTATTAAAGTCTTACAGATGGATGACTCCTGCTCTTGATGCGGGTACAAATGGTATCACTAGAAGCCCTAAAGACTACACTATTGATGGGTCTAACGATGGGTTTACATGGACTACATTGGATACTGTTGCAACCTTCGTTCCCGTTGCTTCTATGTTGTGGAATCCGCTTGTAGACCTTTCAGCCAACACCACGGCTTACTTGTACTACAGAATTAACGTGACATTAAATAACGGTGACGTTAACTATCTATCTATACAAGAACTAGAGTTCAACACTGAGTTATCAGCAGACCGTTACGATGTTAGTGAAGGTGTGATGTACAACTACGCAGGCACAGCTATTAATCGTGTCTACTTAGGTGAGCTTCGTACTGATGACGATGGTGACATAATCAATAATACGATTGTGAACTACACACCTAACAAGTTGAAAACTACGGATGCTGAGTTTCACGGTGATGTTACTATTCGCGGTAAGGTGTTAGATGGCGTGTTAGGTGCAGGGCAAACTTGGCAGGATTTAACAAGTGAACGGGTTTGGGGTGTGACTTATACTAACTCAACAAACAAGCCGATCTTCCTTATATCTCAGCCTAATGCTGCTGCGTCATCAGCTACAACACTAACCGTAGATGGCGTAGTAGTGAGCGTCAGTGCTGCTTCAGTAAGTGATACGTCTAATCCTGTAACAGGTATTATCCCCGCAGGTTCTACCTATGCAGTCACTAGAACGGCGGGAACAGCAGGTCTCGTACTATGGTCGGAGTTACGATAATGAAATATTTTAAAGATTTAGAAGATAAGATATACGGCTACAGTGAAGATCAGGCCGACATCATTCCTGCTGAGTACATAGAGCTAACAGGTGGCATTCCTGATGGGGTGTTCTCTGCCAATACTTGGATTGTAGGCGCTACCGAAGTTACTACAGACTTTGAACTAGCGAAGGAAGAAGCACACGACAAGCGCAGAGCTAAACGTGATGCAGCTTATCAAGCTGTTGATGGTGGCTCTCAATACATCGTGGTCAGTGCTGAAGGTGAGTCTAAGCGCAAGAATGTTAAGACTCCTGACGATGCAGAGCAGACAGCTATTGATGCTACTAACACTGTTGAGGAACTTCGGGAGTTTATCAATGCGACATATCCTGCAAGCTAGTCTGTTCTTTATAGCAGGCTTCATAGCTCAGTTAGCGTTCATCATAACTGGGCTAGTAGTATGTCTACTTCCTAAGACCAAACTTAAGCACGAAGCAGAAGCCTTCACAAGCAACATAGGTATTTGGTATCCAGTACATCTACCTAAGTGGGCTTGGCTCTGGGACAATGATGGTGACGGTGCTAGAGGGGATAAGCGTGGTTGGTTCTGGTGTGAGTATATGCCAGATATGCCAGAAGCTTTTAAATATTGGTTCTGGTTAGCTATACGTAATCCTGCTAACAACTTCAAGAGATTTATACTAGGCTTTGATATTAGAACAGAAACAATAGAAACTATCTATGGAGAAGACTATGTTCGTGACGACTTTAATAGCACTGGGTTTCAACTTGTTAGAGCAGGTAGGCGGTATCATCTATACTATGTTAGACGTTATAGCAACTCACCTAGGGCGTTGGTTATAGAACTAGGTAACAAGTTTAGGGTGGAGCATAACGGCAAGACCTACGAGAGTGAGCACAAGTACTTCAAAGGCTTCACATTCGAGGTTAATCCTTATAAGGACATTAGCTAATGGCTAAATTTAAAGACTCGATGAACCGTTGGTACACCAAGGGGTTATTCTATGAGACTTCAGGATACCAGATTGAGAACGCCGTCTTCACTCTTGCAGAAGAAGATAAAGAAGTTAAAGGTAAGAAGCTCCTATCGTTTAAAAGACTCTTCGTTGAGACCAATGATCCTACAGAGTACGACCTTGCACGTAATCATCTAGGTGGCTGGGCTCATTGGAAAGCAGTACAAGGCGTTAAAGACCTTGAGAGCTTCATTGAGGATTGTCGTGAAGAGTTAGAAGTGAAGCTTAGGTCTGAAGGTATACGTAAGATTGGTAAGCTCGCTGAAGATGAGAAGGGATACCAAGCTGCTAAGTATATGGCAGACAAAGGGTGGAGTCAGCGTAAAGCTGGTGCTCCTACTAAGAGTGAGAAAGCAGGCCAACGTAAGGTTGACCGTAAGCTTGCCACTGTACTAACAACAGACTTTGAACGTATCAAGGGGTTATAGAATGGCTACGATAGGTGGAGCGAGAGATGCTCTAAAGAACAGAAAGCAACAACTAGAGAGTGCATTAGCTAAGCCTAAGAAGGCTGCTGCTAAGAAGAAAGCTCCTGCTAAGAAGTCGTTAGCATCTACTGGTAAGTCGATGAAACAACTACGTGAGGAGTCTATTGCTCGTGCAAAGAAAGACCGTGCGGCTAAGGAAGCTAAAAAGAAAAAGAAAGCTCCGTCGAAGGTAAGTGCATTAACAGCAGAACGTAAACGCCTAGAGGCTAAGCTTAAAGCGCAGAAGGCAAAATCTAAGAAGAAATAATAGAGAGAGTTATGACCAATAACATCCTAGACGAGATTAAGAAAGCAGCAGAGAGTGACCTACATACATTTGCTTGTCTTGTAAATCCTTCTAGGGTGTATGGAGACGTTCATAAAGAAGTGTTTAGATGGTTGATGAGGGAAGAGAATCCCAATCAACTCCTTCTGCTCCCACGAGCACATATGAAGTCTCATTGTATAGCGGTATGGTGCGCATGGTGGATAACGAAACACCCTGAGACCACCATACTCTATGTATCAGCGACGAGTAGTTTGGCTGAAGCTCAGTTGTCGGCAATCAAGGGCATACTTGACTCAGACATCTATCGTCGTTACTGGCCTGAGATGCTACACAGAGATGAAGGTAAGAGGACTAAATGGTCTACCACTGCCATAGCTGTTGATCACCCCCAACGAACGATCGAAGGGGTGCGTGACAACACCATCGTAGCAGCAGGTCTCACTACAAACACAACAGGCTTCCATGCTGACATCGTTATACCAGATGATGTCGTGGTTCCTGATAACGCTTATACGGAAGACGGTAGGCGTAAGTGTGCAGGTGCTATGTCACAGATGGCATCTATTCTTAACACAGGCGGTATGGTGAAAGCTTGTGGTACACGTTACCACCCATCAGATCAATACCATACGTGGCGGGAACAGATGGTTCCTATCTACGACGAAGAGACTGATGAGATCACAGGCCAAGAGCCTATTTGGGAAATCTTTGAAAGGGTAGTAGAGATAAATGGTACATTCATATGGCCTAGAGAGACTCGTGACGACGGAAAATCCTTTGGTTTCAACCGTAAGGAACTGGCTCGCATATCAGCTATGTACACTGACAGAACACAGTTCTATGCTCAGTATTATAATGATCCTAACGATCCTGAATCAAATCGACTAGATGCTTCTAGGTTCCAATACTATGAACCCCGCATTATGCGCTATGAGGCTGGTCAGTGGTATGCTGGCAAGAACCCCATGAACGTATATGCAGCAATTGATTTTGCATTCTCTCTTTCTAAGAAAGCGGATTATACAGCAATTGTTGTTGTAGGTATTGACAGTGAAGGTTATATATACGTATTAGATATTGACCGATTCAAGACTGACAAGATAAAGGTGTACTTCGAGCATGTACTTGAACTTCACAGTAAGTGGATGTTTAAGAAGCTAAGGGCAGAGGTTACAGTAGCACAAGCTATTATCTGTAATGATCTTAAGGACAGTGTAAGGAAGGAAGGGATGTCCGTTGTAATAGACGAGCACAGACCTAACAGACACCAAGGCAGTAAAGAGGAACGGATAGCAGCGGTGTTAGAGCCTCGCTATGAGAACCTTTCTATCTGGCACGCAAGAGGTGGTTACACTCCAGCACTTGAAGAAGAACTCCTCCTAGCTCGTCCACAACACGATGATATAAAGGACTGTCTAGCCAGCGTTATCGAGATTGCAATAGCACCTCGTAAGCGTAGGAATCTAGAGAGCAAACACAATGTCCTCCAGTTCAACTCGAAGTTTGGTGGAATAACTTTTTAGGATAGAATATGGCTGGCAAAGTCACAGAATTAAGAGCAAGGTTTGATGAGGTATCTGACTTAGCAGCTACATCTATTGCTGAGAAATGGAGCACATGGAATAGTCAACGGGAAGGTAAGATCGCTGAGTGGATGGAAGTGAGAGACTATCTCTTTGCTACCTCCACTAGCACAACGTCTAACAGTGGGCTTCCTTGGAAGAACTCAACCACAGTTCCTAAGTTATGTCAGATACGAGACAACCTACATTCAAACTACATCAGTGCATTGTTCCCTAATGACAACTGGCTAGAGTGGAAAGGTTATTCACAAGAAGACTCTATACGTACTAAGAAGGAAGCTATTACTGCTTACATGGCTAACAAGACTCGTGAGCCTGACTTCCGCAATACAGTGTCACAGTTAGTGTATGATTACATCGACTACGGTAATGTATTCTTTGACGTAGGCTATGAGGACAACCACTTCGTTAACGATCAAGGTGAGTACGTACAGGGCTATGTAGGCCCGGTCATTAAACGTATCTCACCATATGACATAGTGTTCAACCCGATAGCTTCTAGCTTCACGAAGAGTCCTAAGATTGTAAGAGAGATCATTACACTAGGCGAGCTGAAGCAGTTAGCAGAGAGCAATGAAGACTGGGCTATAGCTGCTGCGAAGACTGAGGTGATGCGTACATCATCTGGAGGCTACTCTAAGGAAGACTACCATAAAGCTGCTGGCTTTGCAGTAGACGGCTTTGGAGACCTTAAAGAATACTACGGTACAGAGTATGTAGAAGTGATGACCTTTGAAGGTGACTACTTCGACCCTGATACCAGAGAGTTACATGCCAACCAAGTGATTGTTGTTATTGATCGTTCTATTACGGTTAGTATGAAGAAGATAGACAACTGGTTAGGTAAGAGTTTGAAAGGACATGCTGGATGGCGACTACGTACAGATAACCTGTATGCTATGGGGCCACTAGATAACCTTGTAGGCTTACAATACAGACTAGACCACCTAGAGAACCTCAAGGCCGATGCACAGGATTTATCGGTACATCCTCCATTAAAGATCAAGGGTGATGTAGAGGACTTCGACTGGGGGCCAAATGCTGAGATATACATCCCCGGTGATGGTGATGTAATGGAGCTAGGCCAGAACCTCGGTGGTGTAATATCTGCCAACAATGAGATAGACCGCTTAATGGTTCTCATGGAGGAAATGGCAGGTGCTCCTAAGCAAGCTATGGGTATACGTACTCCCGGTGAGAAGACTGCATTTGAAGTTCAGAGCTTAGACAATGCTGCTGGACGTATCTTCCAAGAGAAGACAGTCAATTTTGAATTAAATTGTTTGGAGCCTGCCTTGAACGGTATGCTCGCAGAAGGCCGACGTAACTTAGATGGTGTGGATGCTGCTAGGGTCATGGATGATGACCTAGGTGTTGAAACCTTTATCTCTATTACGAAGGATGATATTTCTGCTGCTGGTAAACTACGCCCAATTGGTGCAAGACACTTTGCTCAACAGGCGCAGCTACTACAGAACTTAAACCAGACCTTCTCTGGGCCGTTAGGAGCGAAAGTTGCTCCTCACTTCTCAGGTAAGGAACTAGCTAAGTTAGTAGAAGATAGTTTACAGATTGGACAGCTTGGTATAGTCCGCCCCAATGTTGCAGTATTTGAGCAACAGGAGACACAACAGATGATGAATTCGGCTCAAGAAGAAGGCGAAGTTCAAGATGCTGTTCCACCTCCGGGGGCTGAATGAACAAGACTTGGATAAAAGGTTTAGACAGTAGTGAGAAGATGGAGGTTCAGAAGCGTTTGTCCGAATGTAGTGACATTCTGCTTCGCCTAAGTCAGATCATTAAGGATAAAACCGAAGCTACCCAAAGTAAACAGCTAACTCTTAGCTATGATCTCCCAGCGTGGAGTGAGAATCAGGCAGACCTGCTTGGTTACATGCGAGCGCTGAAAGAGATTCAAATATTAATAACTGAAAAGGATTAGTCACGACCATGACTGACATGTTTAACGAAGAGAACACTACACCTGCCACTCCACCAGAGGGCGTTGTAGCAACACCATCTCCAACAGAACCTAACCCAGCAGACCAGCTATTGAAAGGTATTGTTAACGAGACTGGCGAACAGAAGTATGCATCTGTAGACAAAGCATTGGAGGCACTAGCTGCTTCTCAATCGTACATCAAGAAGTTGGAGACTGAGAATTCAGACTACCGAGTGAAGGGTGATAAGGCTACAGCTATGGAAGACATTCTGGCTGCCATAAAAAGTAGAGACAGCGGCGAACCCGCTCCAGCTCCGGCTGAAGCAACTCCTGCACTTGATCCTACACAGTTAGCCGATATGGTTAACGGCCTGTACAACCAAACTAAAGCTAATGAAGTGTCTGAAGCTAATCGTAAAGCGGTTATCGAAGCAGCTACAGCTAAGTATGGCGAACAGGTAGGTACTAAATTCTATGAGGAAGCTGCTGCTAAAGGATTCGATAAGGAAGACATTAATCGTCTTGCTGCTAAGAACCCTGCTGCCGTATTCAGCCTCTTAAACATTGACGGTAAAAAGGACACCCCTCTAAAATTAGAGAGTTCAATACGTACTGAAGGATTTCAACAAGCCCCGGCTAAACCTGTTCGTGCTATGGCACATGGGACAACTGGTGACTTGTTAACATCTTGGCGTGCAACTGTCGCTAAAGTCAATAAAGACTTAGGAATCAATTAAGGAAAACTAAATGTCTATTACATCTAGCTCGAACCGTGCTTTCGTTGAGGCGGAACAATACTCATCTTTCATCCTAGAACACATGCATGACGGTATGTTACCGGGTAGTTTCTACCGTGACGTATCTGATTTCGGTAATGGTGAAGTGTTAAACATCAAGACTATCGGTGAAGCTCAAATCCAAGAAGTAGAAGAAGATTCTCCTCTTGTATATAGCCCTATCGAAACTGGTGAAGTTGAATTACGTATTACTGACTATGTTGGTGATGCTTGGTATGTTACCGATAAGATGCGTCAAGATGGTGCTCAGATTGAACAATTGCTTGCTGCCCGTAGTAAAGAAGCTACTCGTGCCATTCAAGAGTTTGTTGAGACCAAAGCATTACAAACTATTAACGATGCACAAACTCCTAACGATGCTAACACCATCAATGGTTTTGCTCACCGTTTCTTAGCTACTGGTACTAATGACACCATGCTACAGATCGACCTTATCAACATGAAACTCGCTTTCGATAAAGCTGAAGTCCCTTACGGTGGCCGTGTAGCTTTTGTTGATCCAGTTGTTGGTGCAACTCTTGATACTTTGTATCAGTCTTCGTCTAACGTAGATAGCAACCCTACTATGCAAGCAATTATGGAAAACGGTTTTGATCGTGACCATGACTATGTTTTGTCTATGTTTGGTTGGAGCATCATCTCTTCAAACCGTCTACCTGACATCGCTGCAAGCGCTGAGTTTAGTAATGCTAATGCAAGTAAAGCTAACTTGTTCATGTGTATTGCTGATGACCAGTGTAAGCCGTTAATGATGGCTTGGAGACAGCAGTCTAAGGTTGAAGGCGATCGTAACAAGGACAAGCAGCGTGATGAGTTTGTACAGACAGCTCGTATGGGCTTCGGTGCTCAGCGTGTTGACACCTTGGGTGTTATCATCACCTCAGCAACTCACATTGCCTAATCCGTTCCCTCCTCTGCTTAGCATGAGGGAATCTTTTAATATTTAAGGAAATTATTATGTCTACATATGAATCCGATCCTGCTGGTCTTGGTACTGGTAAGCGTTACGGCAAATTGAATGTTGGTGGCGTAGCCGGTACTTACCGTGGCGAAGGCTCTCAACGTGAGATCGTCTTTGAATTCGCTGCTGGCGAAATGGTCAATGGCGCACCTTTCACTGTTCCGCTTCCTGCTAACTACTTAGTAGAAGCGTTATACTTGGAAGTTGAAGAAGCGTTTGCAGCTACATCAGGTGCTAACTTCTCCATCGACGGTGGTGATCCTCTCACTACTGAATTGCCTTTAGCAACTGCTATCGCTCTTACTTCAGTAGCCTTGACTGGTCTTACTAAGTTGAGTGGTGTTGCTGCTGGTAACATCGTGCTAACCGCTGATGCTGCTTCAATTGCATCAACAACTGGTAAAGCTCGTTTAGTTATTCAGTATAAATCAGTATAACTATAAGTAGTAATTGAAAGGGGCCGAGTGCCCCTTCTTTTTTATCAGGAGAATTAAATTGGCAGAGCATAATGTATTAACAGACCCAGAGCTACATGAGCCTAAGGGCGTTGCAGCAGCGGCTGTCGGTAAAGTATATAAGTCAGATGGTGCAGCCAGCGGCAGTTGGGAAACCTTACCATCTAGTACGACATCAACACAGGTTTTAGAAGCCTTTAGTGTTCTTACACAGAACCCATCAGGGACAGATGTAGAGACACAAATTGAATTTGGAGCAGGTCAAGGGTCAGGTTCCGACCCCGTAGAATTGTCAAGTGCAGGAACAGTTACGTTTAATGAAGCAGGACTATACCACATACGAGTTACCACTGTATATGGACGAACTGGAAGTGCTGGTCAAGCAGAACTAATGTCAAGAGCAGTGTACAATGGTGTTCAGTTGGGTAAAGCCATACACACAGTCCTCACGGATGCTGAGATTGCAATACCTCTGTCTGTGTCCTACTTAGCAACCATGTCGGCTACTGACACCATATCTTTTGAAATACTCAGAGATAGTGGTGGTAATGACTCAGGTGGCTTATTCGCTTTCACACCTACAACATCAGATTGGGGCGTTACACCTTCAGCAATACTTACTATAGATCAATTGGAATTAGTATAATATGAAATTTACACTACTAGGAATTGTACAAGATATACTGAATGACCTAGATAGTGATGAGGTTAACAGTATTACTGACACTATGGAGGCTATGCAAGTAGCTCAGATAGTACAGTCTACATACTTCGAGATGATGTCACAGAAGGATTGGCCACACCTACGATCGCTAGGACAGTTGGAATCCCTTTCAGACAACACCCGTAAGACGGCCCTACGTATCCCTGAGACCGTATCTAGATTAAACCTTATCAATTATGATAAGAAGCGTCTAGGGGATACTAGGAGCCGCTGGAGCCCTCTCAAGTATAAGGAGCCAGAGGTATTCTTACGGGATGCTAACAGTCTTAATACAGATAACACCAATGTAGAAACTACGTCTATATCTGGTGGTGTCACTATAAGTATTAAGAATGACAGAGCACCTGAATACTGGACTAGCTTTGATGATGAAGTTGTAATAGTAGATGGATTTGACAGCACTGTAGAGACTACCTCACAGGGTATCAACACCCAAGCCTACTATTTTAAAACTCCATCATTCACTATAACAGATGGCTTTATACCTGACCTTCCTACAGAAGCTTTCCCTGCACTAATGGCAGAGGCTAAGTCTGTATCAGCTTTACGTATAAACAAAGAAGCAGATCAGAAGGCAGAGCAACAAGCTACAAGACAGCGTAGACGTATGTCCAATCAAGCTTGGGTTGCTAAGGGTGGTATTCGTAGAGCCAACTATGGCCGTGTCCCTCGTAAGGGAACCATCTCCAACCATAACAACTTGTTAGATAAGGAATCGTAATGACAGAGACAGCGCAGAGACAGCTTGAGGTGAGGCTTAAACCCGGTGCAGGTGCATTGTACGAGATACGCCTAGAAGGTGGTGGTCAAGTGCCAGAGCTTCTGTCAGGGGTTTATAATCGTAAACTGGTAGCTAACAAGGCTATCTCTGACTACCTTAGTGACAAAGCATACAAGCAAGCTAACAAACGTAGCTACAACCGGAGCAGAAAAGATGCCAAGGCAAAAGACCAATCTGGAGATTAATACGTTTGTCAAGGGACTTATTACAGAGGCTGGCCCTCTTACGTTCCCTGAGAATGCTTCCTTAGAAGATGTGAACTTTGTACTGAATAGGGATGGGAGTCGCCAACGTAGATTTGGTATGGACTTCGAGACGAATTCTGTACAGAAAAGCCTAGGGTATGACGTACTAGCTGCTGATACCACTAACATTAATAGTGCTGTGTGGAAGAACCCAATAGGAGATGGCTCACTAGACATTGCTGTAGTTCAGGTTAATGACGAACTATTCTTCTTTGACAACAGTGCAGCCTCTATATCCAATGCCCCTCTAAATGGTGGGAGCAGTGTGACGATTTCTAGCCTGTCAGGGAATGATGCTACCTTTGCTTCTATACAAGGTAACTTGCTTGTCACTAATGGCTCACGCTATCCAAGCCTATTAACATACGACAGTGCCACTCAATTAATATCTTCAGACACAATTACACTACAGACTAGGGACTTGTTTGGGGTTGATGACAACTATGCTGTTAATCTGAGATCAGGGTCTCTATCTGTAGCCCACGAGTGGAATCTTAGAAACCAAGGGTGGCCTTCATCGTTCGATTGCGCCAGATCAAGAAATGGGGATGGAATAGTCTTCGCAGACCCAGTTAGCTACTCTAAGAGCAAGCAAGGGATATACCCAGCTAATACAGACCTGTTGTGGGCGGCTACTATAGATACTGCGAAGGAACCTGAAGCTGTAGGGACATTCTGGCCCGAGGAACTCTATAAGAACCTATTCGGAACAACCCCTGCCCCTAAAGGCAGTGCTATTTTAGACTTGTTTGAAAGGGGGGCTTCTCGAATATCGCTCAACTTAAACAGATTAACAAACGAAGCATCCCTCCCTCAAGACGAGACATTAGGGAATGTCAGCAATGTAGGCTTCTACGCAGGAAGGGTGTTCTACGCTATAACCGAAACAGGACTGACTGGAGGTGACGACAACAGCCCTAAACTTGGTACTATGATATTTTATAGCCAAGTGGTAGACAATGTAGATAAGCTCGGTAAGTGTTACCAAGAAGCTGACCCCTCTGCTGAAGACATCAACGACGTTATTGCCACGGATGGTGGGTTCATATCTATACCAGAGGCAGGTAAGATATTAACATTGACACCCCTAGGTACAAGCTTATTCGTTATCACTACTAATGGTGTATGGGAAGTAAGTGGTGGTGAAAAAGGTTTTAGTGCTTCCGAACAGAAGCTGAGCAAGGTAACGAACATTGGTGCCGTATCGGCAAGCTCTGTAGTTGTCAGCGAAAACCTACTAAGCTTTTGGTCAGAGAGTGGCATACAGGGTATTCAAATTGATGAGATCAGTTTGGCGGGTAAGGTAGACAACATCACCCAAAGTACCGTACAGGAGCTGTACGACAACATACCCGTAGCTGCTAAGGTGAACGCAACAGCCGTATATGACTCCGTTGCTAGGCAAGTACGTTGGCTGTATAGGGATAGGACTCTAGCGAGCAGTGGCTTCTATAACAAAGAACTCATATACGATTTGAACTTACAAGCATTCTATGAGAGTAATGTGGAGGCTGTAAATACAGCATCCGGCCCCTTCCTATCAGGGTATTTAGACCTACCAAATGCTGTATCTGTTTCAGCAACAGAAGATGTTGTTGTGAATGATGTAGTTGTAACTGCTGACGGTGAGGACGTAACTGTTACCACAAGAGAGGTGGATGAGGGTATTCGGGCTTCTACGAAGTACCTTACCTTTGATACGACAACCTCCAACACAACCTTTACCTTCTCGTCATACTCCAACCTAGACTTTATTGACTGGCTGACATATGACGATGTTGGTATAGACGCTCCTGCTACGCTTCTAACGGGTTATCTTACAGGGGGTGCTGGTAGTAAGGTTAAACACATAAGCGCTCTTGTGGTGCATCTGAGGAGGACTGAGGAGGGGTTTACGGATACAGGTGACGGGTTTGAGGCTGTTGGCCCTAGTAGTTGTTTAGTTCAGGCACAATGGCAGTGGACGAATAGCGCTTCATCAGGACGATGGGGTACTGAGTTTCAAGCATATCGTATACCTCGTATGTACGTAAACGACAATGTCAATGATCCGTATGACTATGGGTTTAGTGTGATTAGTTCTAAGAACAAGTTGAGAGGAAAAGGAAACGCATTAAGTGTTAAGTTTTCAACTGAACCTGCTAAGAACTTACACCTATACGGATGGGGTTTAGAAGTGCTAGTAGATCAAAATATGTAAAGATAGTGTAAAGTTGGTTGAGTATTCTGATATATTTTAGTACTAATAAGTATTTAGACATATTAAAAGTATCAGACATTACTATCTAACTAACATTATAAAGGAATACATAGAATGTATATTATTACTGAAGAACCTCTGAAGGATTGTATTGAAGAAATGAAGCCTCTTCTGTTAGAACATTATGAAGAGGTAGCATTTAGGAAGGATAAGATAGCGTTCAATCCTGATTACGATAAGTACTTACAACTTGCTGACATAGACATGTTACATCTTGTAAGCGTTCGTAAGGAAGGGGTTCTTGTTGGTTACTACTTATCGTTCATCTCAATCAACCCACACTACATGGATCACACATATGCTGCTAATGACGTTTTATACGTTCACGAAGAGCATAGAGGAGGCACTGTAGCTTATCGTATGTTTAAGTATGCAGAAGAGAAGTTGAAAGAAAAGGGTGTATCAATTATAACAGTACACATGAAAAACAAACTGCCGTTCGACCGCTTGTGTGAAGCTAGGGGTATGGAAGCAATTGAAACAATTTATATGAAATATATCGGAGATTGATATGTCATTAGGTGGAGTGGGTTGGGCCATTGGTGCTGCTGTCGTTGGTGGAAAGATAGAGCACGATGCAGCTAAGAAGCAGGCTAAGAAGACAGAGGAGGCAGCAGAGAAAGTTGCAGAGTCTGAACGTGCAGCAGAAGGTGAGAAAGCTGCGCGTCAACGTAGACAGCAAGTTAAGCAGGCACGTATAGCTAGGGCTGATATTCAGAACGTAGCTGCCGTTTCAGGACAGTCAGGTGGCTCTGCTGCTATTAGTGGGGCTCAGAATGTCACAGGGACAGCCGCTAGTAACATTGGTGCTATTAATAAAGCTAAGGCTGGGGCTGATGCCACATCAGGTGCTCAACAGAATCTCTTTGCAGAACAGATTGCACCACCATCAAGTAGTGCTGCTGTCGGCGGGTTCTTGAAGAGTAATGCTGGTTCTATAGGTAAAGGTATAGACGCTTTAATTACAAAGTAAAAACCTAAGGGTACATAACAAGAGAACATTATGGATATATCGGACAATAACGATCAGGCACTAGATAAGGCACTAGATGCTGGGGCTGACATCGAGGACATTAACAACTTACGTTCTCGTTCAGGTCTTACACAGTTACAGGAAGTCCAACCGGAAGCAGCACCAGAGGGTGCAGGAGAAGCTCCTGTAAGCTCGCCTGAGGTTGCTGTCGAGGAACCTATAGTAAGTGCCACTGCTGAGGAGTACGTTGATGAGACGGAAACTGAGGGCACTTCAGAGGTCTATATTGACCCACCACTGCCTCTCCAGCAAGATGCTGTTAAGAGACGTATAGCATTAGACCAAGCAGCACTGGCTAGTGCAGAAGGAAGAACACCTCGTAACGTATATGAGGAATTAATGGCTGCACCTAACGATCCTGATATGTTGACTAAGGAGTTGTTTGAGAACACCAGTAAGGCTATTGACAAGACAGACAGTGCAGTAGATGCTGCTTTAAGTGGTGGTATTGAGGTAGATGGGCCTGCTGTAGCAGCCACTATTACTGGATTGGCTGAACTGAATGACACAGGAGGAGCATTAGCTAACGCAACATCATATATAGAAGCCCTTCCCCAGTCTTCTCTACTATCCGTAGACGAAAAGAAGGATGTGATATTCCATCAATACCTGCGTAACATCGCAGCAGAAGTTGTAGATGACATGGGTGTTGGTGATTGGTTTGCAGACATTGGGGGTTACTTCGTACCTCAGGAGAACCTACGTCTATCAGAAGCTGCTAAGGTCATGGGCGTTAACTACGAAGAAGCTGACTACCTTGACTACACAGACTTCCTGAGTCGTACTGCTTCTAAATTGAAAGACCTTCCAGATGACATTAGATTTCAGATGATTGAGAATCTTGTTGATGCTTGGCCTGAGATTCATGGGGATAATAGGTTGGCACTATCTGACTTCCTACAGAACCTTACAGGTGAGTTTGATAGAGATTGGAAACATGTGGAGAGTGCGTTTGAGCGTGTAGATCAGTTTGGCCTAGGGGTTATGACTCCTTATCAAATAATTAAAGGACTGTTCAAAGCGTCTAGCGCCATGCGTATTGCTGTTAAGTCTGGAAATATAGAAGGGGCTGCTGACATAGCACAGGCTGCTGCTAAAGGAGAGCTTGCTGGTAACGGAGTAACACCTTTAGAAGGGGCTACGTCCATGTTACCTGTAGAGGGCTTAGACGACCTTGTGAAGGGGGCTGACAGTAGCCAAGCAGAGAACATCCGTAAGGTGATGGAAGAGAACAGTGCCTTCTTAGATGAAGTGGACAGTGTTAACTCCTTCGGTCTATCCCTTACAGAGCAAGAGAAAGCTTACGGAAAAGCAGAAGCTATTCGTGAGATTATAGCAGAACCGGGTATGGCTAACATACGTGTAACGAAGACAGGTGACACTACCTTTGATGTTACGTATGAAACAGAAGAACTACTTAACGGTAAGTTCCAAACTGTAGAGCGTGTAAGACAAGCTAAGGCTGTTGATGTAGACCAGAAGACATTCAATGTTGAATACGACGAACTTACAGATACAGGTACTGTCACTAATACGGTAACAAAGAGCTTTCAGATTGACTCTATTAAGGGTTCATCTGAGACTGGTGCTGCTTTCCAAGCTAAAGGTACAGACGGTTTCACAGGAACTATTGGTTTAGGTTCTGTGTTAAGTCCTAAGGCTAAGTTCTGGAAAGACAGCGATGTCTTAGTGGCTATACCAGAGCAGTTAGGAATGAAGGGTTCTAAGATTAAGGGGCTCTTCCAAGGTGCTGTAGAGAACACGCTAGGAGGTCTGAAGCCTAAGTCTGTTGAACGTCTAGGTGTTGTGTTAACAGCAGGGGATGACCAAGCTAAAGTGTTCTCCTTTGCAGAAGCTGTACTATCTAAGGATGGTATTAATGGTGTAAGGCTTACTCCCCAAGAGTTTGAGGGATACGTAGGTATGCGTCAGATCATGGACAAGCTTCATGCTGTTAAGAACAAAGAGATTGTAGACACTTGGAGGGCACAAGGCGTTAAGGTGTTAGATTGGTTTGGTGGCACTGCTCCGGTTAAGGACTACCCTACTGCTGAAGGTGCTCGTATGGCTTTCCAACAGTCTGTAACTAAGTCTAAACACATAGCTATTGAAGGTGCTGAAGATTCTTTCAGCATACAAGACCCTTCCAAGTGGGATGACATAGGTGAGGAGCTGGCTTCTAAGTATGCACAAGGCTATCGTCTAGTTAAGACTAAGGAAGGTAAACTACTCCCTGCTGGAGAGACTAACGTAGAATGGGCACTTGTCAAAGGTGAACGCTTAGACGAACCTTCTGGCATCGTACTTAGTAAGCGTGAAGGCTACATGCCTAAGATACGTACAGACGCTAACTACTTCTTGAAACAAACAGTAGCAACTAAGGTTGGTAGTGAAGAGTTTCCTATGGAGAAGACTGTTCGTTACTTCGATAACCGAGCAGATGCTGATGCATACAAACAGATAGTTGACCCTGAAGGTACTGGAGGTTTCGCTGTCAAGGCTGATAGGGAATTTACTCCGTCACAATTAGCTGATGAATACGTTAACATATCTGGTGGCTTGTTCACTGGTGGACGTAAGAGTGAAGATATACCTTTCGGCTTAGATGGTGCTAAGGGTAAGCGTATGGATAGCCTGACAGCTATGCAGCGTTACGTTGATAACATCGCTCGTACAACGCCTATGAGCTTGTACAGGGTAGGTGTAGAGGCTAGGTGGTTGCAACATGCTAAGGACTTAGGGGCTATCTCTAAGAACTACACAGGCAGCTATGCATCTGCATTGGACGATGGTGTATTTGATTCTCACCATGCATCTGCTGGGTTCTTGAGAGAGAGTCACGATCAGATAAGCTTTGTTAATGGCATACCAACTTCTTCTGAGAAACTAATGGACATCAAGCTGAGAGCTATGGCTAACGGTTTAGATGAGATAAAGTTCTTTGGTAAGAAACCTTTTGCAGCGCTATCGAGACAGTTACACGATACTTCTGTTGAAGGTATGACAGGTAATATGAGGGGAGCAGCTTTCCATCTTATGTTAGGAATGTATAACCCTGCACAGTTGGCTATTCAGGCTTCTGGTTCTTTAGTGGCACTATCCGTTAATCCTTTACACGGCGGTAAGGGTATAGGACAGACACTAGGCTACGCTGTAGCTGATCTAATTACAGGAAGTCCAGAGTCTAGGCGTAAGCTCATACAAAATATGAGGGATCAGGGTTATGATGTGGATGGCTACGAGATGTGGGAGAAGAGTGGGATGCGTGAGAACGTGGTCAACTCCAACTTAGATTACAGTAGCTTGTGGTCAGACAGACCTTATGACGCTGGTGTGTTCCGTAAACTGTTAGGTAATGGTGACATGTTCTTCAAATCAGGAGAGCTATTCAACAGCCGTGTATCGTTTGCTACAGCATACAATTGGTTCAAGGCTGAGAATGGTGGACGTAAGGTTCTGGATAGTGACATGCAAGCCATCTTAACTAGGGCTGAAGAGTATAGGTTGAACATGACCCGTGCTAACTCCGCTAAGTTTCAGACTGGTTTGTCCAGTGTACCTTTACAGTTCCAACAAGTGAACACTAAGTTCATTGAGAAACTCCTACCTAAGAGCAGCTTTGGCACTCAAGAGAAATTGAGACTGGCTGCTGGTCAGGTAGCGTTATTTGGAACTGCTGGTGTCCCATTGGTAGGTTCGTTAATGCCTATCGTGTTAGATGCTGCTGGTATCAACATGGAAAACTTTGAACCTGAACAGCTTAACAAGATGCGTAATGGGGTGTTAGCTTACGTCTTACAGGATTACATGGACATCGAGAGTGTTATCACCGGACGTATGACTTTAGGTAGTGACATTGTAGAGAATGCCTTTGGACTGTATAACAATTCCATATCACTTCCTGAAGTAGCTATGGGGCCATTTCATTCGGTGTGGGACAAGCTTAACCCTACACCACTACTTCCGGGTGTACATGGGAGTGCTAATAACTTCTTTGAAAAGGTTATGACCATCACCAGTACAGTTGCTCATGGAGAAGACTTCACTATAACAGAACATGCTCAAGTGGCTAAGCTGTTAGCAGAGAGTGTCTTGCAGATTCCGAGTAGTGGTAGTAACTTAGTACGTGCCAACTACATGTACCATTCCAAGTTCTACAAGAACAAGAACGGTAAGTCCATATTTGAGTGGGGAGAGAAGAACTTACAGACGGTTATTGTGTCTGGTTTAGGGTTCTCTCCACAAGAAACTCAGGATTGGTTTGAACTTTCAATGACTCCGGGTGGTGTTAAACCTGCCGAGAAGAAGGTTGAAGCTAAGAGGATTGCTTGGTTGTTGTCTCGTATGGAAGATACCTCCGATGCTACACAGCAGAAGATGATTGCTGCTTCGATCAATGCCATTTCCCATACGTATGAGAAGGGTAAGGATCGTATGGAGATATGGGATCACGTGCATACCTTACTGAAAGAGCCTGAAGATTCTTGGGAGAAACTCCTTAAGACTGCTGTGGAGGAGTCCGAGAGTGACCTACGTGATGGCCTTGGTGCGATACTGAAGAACTCAAGATTCCGTACTAATCCAGATGCGGCTAGACGATTACAAGAAATGGGAATAGGAAAACAATAATGGCTAGTTTTAAAAGAGACGTAGCAGACCCCAACTTATCCTTCTCTGGAGGCAGTACCCCTCGGGGTGGTGGCTCTCGGGGGCCAAGTTCCACCAGTGCAGGTCTGGAGGTCTTGGGTCAGGTGGCTAAGATTGGTATGGAGGCTTACGGTGCTAAGAAGGCTACTAAGGCTGGGGAAGAGATTAGTGGTCAGAATGAGACACATGTTGAGGCGGGTAAGGCTGTACAAGAAGCCACAATGCTTCAGGGTATGTTTGAGGATGACACTAAGTTAAATCAAGGCAGACCTCCTACTAAGAATGAACTAAATGACTTCAGGGATGAAACCTTTGGTAATCTTCTTACTAACCAGAAGCGTATACAACAAGCTGTAGAGGCAGGTGCAATATCTAGTTCGGAAGGTAATGCTCGACTCGGTAAGTTAAGAGCAGAGGCTCTGTCTAATCCTCTGACCGCAGCACACCAAGACAAGCTGGATAACATACTATTCAAGTCTACAGGGGGAGCAGCCCCTTCTAACGGACTTATCACATCAACACCTTATGAGCAGCAACAGGCTAGAGAGGCAGAGAACAGAGCAGCAGGTGAGGCTCAATTGATGGTAGCTTCTGAATCTCTATTACAGTCAGGTGTAGTTCCTAGTATAAGTGCTGCTAAGACTCTTATAGGTCAGTCCCAGCAGGCTAAGCTACAGAAGAGCGTGTTGGATACTAAACGTCTTAATAAGACTATGAATAGTGAGGATGCGTTTTCTTCTCAACAGTTGAACTTAGAAGACTACTCTGTTGAAGGTTATAAAGCTGTACAGACATGGTTAACTGCTGGAGGTAATGCAGCAGATCAGGATGGCCTAGTGGCTAACCTAGACCTGTTACATAGAACCGCTTTGTCCGACCTACGTAAGAATGCACCGTTTATGACTCCGGGAAACTTCACTACTGCTGAGAAACAGCTTACCACACAGCAAGCTTCTCTAAACACGTTGATGAAGGATCGTTCTGCTACTGAGAACATAACTAAGGTGTTCAACGAAGTCCAAGTTAAGATGGACAGACAGAACCAGAAGTTTGAACTCAAGCTTACACAAGCACTACCCTACCTCCAAGCTTACAACAAGTATGGTGGACAGGAAGGTGTTGGCTTCTACATGCGATTAGCTACTAACGACAATCAAATGTCAGACAAAGTGTTAGAGCATATGTCCCCTATTATGCGTACACTTAAGAAGCTGGATATGGATGCTAGAGCCGTATTTACTGGTCAGCAGTTTGAGACGTTTGAAGACCCCACTGTACTCCAACTCCCTGCGGACACTAAGGCTTACTTCGGAGAGATACTGACACAGCAAGGTGGTTTCAAGGTGTTGTTGGGTAGGTTGGAAGATCAGCCTGAAGACACCATACGTAAGGTGGGACAGTCTGACATGAATCTACGGTCTATTGTGAATAGCCGTGAGTGGATGAACCTGTCTAATACAGATCAAGGCAAGGAGTTGATACGTGCCTCTGTGAAGGGTGGAGCTTCTAGTGCGAAGGTTAGTACTATAGGCCAGTTCGGAACTGTACCCTCTAAGGTGAGTGTTACACAACGTGACAAACAGGTTGGAGGTAAGACAGAGGGGACACCTTTCACTATTGATACCTTCGGTGTAGAGACTAGCGCCACGTATAAACAACAAGTGGTGTCTGCATATCAACTGGCTAAGATAAAGCCTGAGTTATGGCAGAATGAGTATGATAACATTGACGAATACCTAACCGCTAACTTCGCAATTGGAGGCGCTCAAGCGGAAACTCCGCCCCCTTTTGAGGCAAGGGCTGAACGCCCACAAGACTTCCCTTTCATAGATAATGGTAACGGTTCAATCTCTACACACCGTATGGCCGCAGAGGTAGACGAGGATGGTAACTGGAGAGCGTTCCCTACTATCGTACAGATGCCGAATGGTACATTGAAGGAGTTTGAAGATGTACGTGAAGCTGAAAGGTACAATAAGTCTATAGGCAATACTAAGGAGTTTGGTAAGGATAAAGCCGCTGCACTTAAATATGCAGAGGGTGGATATAAACCTAAACAGCTAAAAGACTTCGGTAAGGGTAGGAAATAATGTATCAATGTAAACACTTTGACATACGTGAACTAGTATCCCCCATAGCGTATAGGGACAGGGGTGGTAGATGTTGGGAGTTGTTAGACGATAGGATGTTGAAGGAGCTTGACTACATACGTGAGACCTTTGGCCCTACAGTGATAAACACTTGGCATTCTAAAGCCCTAACAGAAGCTTATGGCTTCCGTAGGTATTCAGGACTCCGAACTATGGACTTTTGGGTTAAACCAACTATGTCTGCTTCGGAGAATGCTGAGGCTATAGAGAAGTACAATCGCTCCTACAGCCAACACAAGTATGGTAGGGCATTTGATTGTCTGTTCAGAGATCATGTCGTAGCGGCTGTTAGAGAGCGTATCAAGGAGTCTCCTGCGTTACACAAGGGAATCACTGCGATAGAGGAAGGGGTGAGTTGGTTACATATTGACTCACGCAATGTTGAGCAGTATAAATTGTTCTATCCGTAAGGAGTTACTATGGGTATTCTAGGGAA